GGCAACCTATATGGGCGTTGACAAACGAGGGCATTGGTTTGAACCGATGTTCGATATGGATGAGCCTTTAGCGCAAAGAGTTGTAAGCGCCGGTGCTGAGAAGACAAAAGCGTCAAGCGGAGCGGTTTCACACCTTGTCAGGATGGGCAAGGGCGGCTTGATTGACGTGTGGCCGGTCGGCGAATTGGCATTATTCGACACAAATGAATGGCGATTGCCAGCGAATGATTTCGCTGTTATCGAATCAAAATCTGTAACCGTCACGGAGACGATCCCGGAGGCTTCTGAGGAAGCGGTGGACGTGGTTGACGCTACGGGTGGCGAAAAATCTACTAACCAAACAATTATTCCTGAGGAGGAATCTACCATGACTGACGAAGTCAAAAATACTGTTGAGCAAGAACCTGTTGAACAGGTTGACATCAAGTCTTTACTTGATGATATGAAGAAATCTATTGTTGACGAGCTGAAATCCGCTCCCGGCAAAGAGAAGGGCGTTCCGACCGTGAAAGCCCCTGCTGTTATTAGCGGGCTTGGCGAAAAAGACGAGATGAAGGGCTTTATGCACTACATCCGCACCGGTCAAGAAAACAGCGTGATGAAGGGCTTGAAGGCATCCAACGATACCGACATGAACATCGGCACGGCTGCAGACGGGCAGTACCTTGTACCGACCGGTCACTACCAGAACGTGATTGCACGGCGTGACGAGTCCGCACTCTGGCAGAAGCTGGGCGTGACTGAAATCCCCGGCATTGGCACAACTATCAACGTGCCCTATGACAACGAGGCAGACGGCGAGTTCGTGGTTGCTACCGAAACCGCAGAGTTTGACGACGATGCACCCGCCACCGGACGCAAGCAGCTGACATTTGCGAAATACGCAAAGATCATCCGCATTTCACACGAGCTACTGCGTGATGAGGACAGCCGCCTTGAAGCCTTCCTGGCTAACTGGGTGGGGCGTGGCATGGCTAAGACCCATAACGACCTGCTGATTACAGAGGTTGAGAGTTACGGCACGAGCCTGAAAACCTTCGCATCCGCTACCGTGATTGCCTTCGGTGAAATTGACGACATGGTCTATAACGCTGACATGGTTTCATACCTTGAGGGCGGATCAGCCAACTGGGTTATGAGCGGACCGACTTACTCCGAGATCATCCAACTGAAGGGTGATGCACGGCAATACGCTTCTACGCCTATGGGCGGCGACGGGCGTCAGACCCTTTTGGGTTACCCCGTTCACTTCACCAACAAGGCAGATGCCACAGCCGCAAGCAAGAAATCCGTATTCTTCGGTGACTGGTCTTCGGTTGGCGTTCGCAACGGTCAGGGTTTGCAGTTGATCCGTGATCCCTACACCCGTGCGCGCTACGGACAGATTGAACTTGTTTACCTGTTCGATTGCGTTTACGGCGTATTGAACAGCGAAGCCATCGGCTACGGCGAGCATCCTTCAGCCTAAGCGATGAAAACGATTAGCGGGTTAGCCGGGATTCATAGAGGCGAAGTTCTGACCGTGATTGGCCGAGGACCATCCTTAGCCCGATTGCAGCCGGAACACCTTGACGGTGTTGTCATGGCGATAAACCAGGCCATCGTAAAGGTTGAAGAGATACAACCTGGTAACCCGCTGTATTCGTTGCAGAAGGATCATTTATACACTAAACCAGTTCGTGCGACATTATTGCTGCACGAACTGGAAGCACTAAAAGAAGTTGAGAACGTGGACTATGAACCCGCTTACTCATTCGATGCAGAGCGAGATTTTGATATTCGATGGGATATACCGAGCGTGGTGATTGCTGAAAAGCTTGCAAATTGGTTTGGCTGCACAAGTGTTGTCTATTTGTGCTGTGATGCCGTGACAGACGGCATCACAGATGCTTATGGCGCACCAGCCACCAAACCGAGGGACTACCTGGCACATGGTCCATTAGTCAAACAGCACGCAACACTGCCTGTGACATGGAAAAGGATATGACGAAAAAGACAAGAGTATTGATATTCATGCCGACCTATGAAGACGATGGGATCATCCAGGCATTTCCAGACGCCGTTGATTGTTTCTACAATCTTGAAATACCAGACGGCTACGAGGCGGATTGGGTGATCGGGCTTGATAATCCTTACGGGTTAGAAGGAAGGCACGCCAACACCCTGCATCAATATCAGCAGATACAGCGCCGGGTGTTAGACGAGGGATATGATGCCCTTGTAACATACGAGCATGACATGATCGTACCGCCTGATGGATTGGCGAAACTGCTGGAGGTTGATGTACCAGTTGTGTATGGGTTGTATATGCTTCGGCATGGCGCTTACTGCGTGAACGCTTTTATCAAAGTTGAGGGTAATCCGAATTTCAGACGGTCATTAACCTACTATCCGAATCGGTTTGCGCTGGCAGAGAAGCGAGGTATCACGGAAGTTGGCGGCGTTGGCATGGGCTTTACGCTGTTCCGGCGATCGGCGCTTGAGAGATACAACTTTCATGCGACAGGTAAGAGTTATGCACCGGATTGGGGGTTTGCGTTAGATTGCAGTCTTGGCGGCGTGAAACAAATGTGCCGGTTTGATGTGAGATGTGGGCATATCGAAGATAACGGCTTGATCGTTTACCCATCAAGGGAAGGAATTGGTGACATGGTAAGAGTGAAAATACTAAGACGATTGGTTTACGGGCAGATATACGAAGAAGGCACGATATGCCGTGTTCCTGCGGACAAGGTTGACGACTTCCTGCGAGCGGGCTATATCCAGATATTGGGTGAGCCTGATACAACGGCAGTGAAGATTGTCAACAAGCCGAGCGAGAAAAGCACAAAAGCAATCAAGGAAAAGATGTCCGCTAAAAGCCTGCCTGAGCGCGATAAAAAAGGGCGCTTTGTAAGTAAGGAGGATTGATGGCATATACGACCACAGCCGAGGTGAAACAGTACCTGGGTATAAGCACCGACACAGACGACGCCCTGATTGACAGCCTGATTGACAGGGCTGAAGGGGTGATCGAATCCTACACCGGCAGGGTGTTTGAGGCGCAAACAGCGACCAAATACTTTACCATAGACAACGTCGAAGGGAGGTGGTTATATCTCTGGGGTTACGACCTGTTGACTGTTACCGCGCTATTAGACGGTGATGCAGACACGACAGCTTTCACGAGCGACCAGTACCGCCTTGAACCCCGTAACGAAACGCCCAAGTATGCAATCCGGCTTAAAGAGGATTACGATTGGGATTTTTACGACAGCGATTCCGAGATAAGCGTTACCGGCACGTGGGGCTGGAGCACAACCCCACCGGAGGCGATTGAACACGCCTGCGTACGCCTGACAGCGTTCTTATACCGGCAGAAGGATACTTCAGCAGATATTGACCGCCCCTTTGTTACGGGTGATGGTGTGACGATCATGCCCTCCTCATTACCGCAGGATGTCAAGTCTATCCTGGACAATTACAAGCGGAGGATCGCATGAGTTCAATCACGAGTATTTACGCAGCCTTAGCAGCCGTGACCGTGACGACAACAAGCGGCAAGACGCCGACCGTGTACGATCTTGACGAGCTGCCCGAAAGCATATCAACAGCGATATTACCGGCGAGGCTGCTGATACCTGTTGGCAGCAATCCGGGAGAAGGCAGGATGGCGGAGTTCTACGCGATCGGTACACAGATGACCGTCAACTGGCAGGTGAACGACCTGATGTTATGGCAGGCTAGCGAGCAGGGGCGTGGACTTCAAGAGTTTGCACCTGAACTTGTGGATTACTGCGGCAAATACCTTGATGCGATGCGAGCCTTTAGATGCCCTGTATCAGACACGGCGCTTACAAGCCTTGACATGATCCCCGGTATTTACGAGTGGCCCGTCAGTTCTGGGAGCTTCTATTCCGGCGTTCTATGTCAACTAACTATCCAGGAGCACGTCTATGCCTAAAGCAAAAGCCGAAAAAGATTACGTAATACTATTCGCTTATACAAACAAGGGCTTTTTTAACGGGCTGCCTGCCCGTGATATGACAGAGCGTGAATGGCTGTCTTATCCAAGTGAACTAACCAAACCCGCTTTGAAACAGAAACTTTATGTGATTATCAAAGTGGAAAATACCAAAGAGGTGAAAGATGCTTAATGCACACAATGTTTTACAACGAGCCGCACAGACCGGTTTCGCAACTGCTAATGCTACCGCAACAGCGAAATTGCAGAGTGTAACCAGCTTTGCGCTCAACCCTGATTTACAAACCAGGGCACTCGACCAGTTGAGAGGCACACTTGCCCCAACTTACCAAACAGCGTTAGACCACTATGCCTCTAACGCAACCTTCGAGGTTTCAGATGAAACTTTTGAGGATTTGAATTACTGGCTTGACAGCCTATTCAGTGAAGACGAATCGCCAGGTGGAACCGGTCCATATACACGGGCTTATGCGGCACCCCTGACAAGCGAGGCAAGCCCTGTATTTATGACCCTCCAATGGGGGCAGACCGACGAAGTATGGCAGATGCAGGATGCCAGCGTTGCAAGCCTGACGCTTAGCGGATCGTCAAACAGCGGCGTAAGTGTGGGTGGATCGCTTATTGGCGGCAAAGTTGGCGCTGGTACACTTGCAAGCCTTTCAGATCGTACGGGCTTGACACGGATGACCGGCTGCATGGCTGCGCTTGCGATTGACGCATGGGCTGGCACGATGGGCGCAACGGCAGTTGCCTCAAGCGCCTTCAGCTGGGAATTGACGATCAACGCTAATCGGCAGTACCGCTCATTCTTGGGCGAATGTACACCTACCGCCTGGAATGACGGCAAGTGGAATGGGCAGTTACGCCTTTCGGTGGAATTGAACAACACCACAGACGATTACCTGATCGCTATGTTAGCGGCCACCAACACGATCTTAGAACGCCAGATTGAAATCAGCTACACAAATAGCACTGATGACCTGCTGGAGATTCAATTTGCTGGGCATACGATGTCAGCACCGCAGTTATTCCAGGATCGCAACGGTGTGATGACCTACGACCTTGTCTTTGACGGCGTGTACAATTCAACATTTGGCAACTGGCTGAAGATCAACACAACCAGCGGTATCGACTCACTGGTATAAGGTTGATGAAAGGATAGACGATGGAATTTACACACGATCGATTTGGTAAGTGCGTTTTTACCGACCTGACACAAAAGCAGATGGAAGAATACTCCAAAGCGATGAAGGGTAAGGGTGAGATGCCCTTGCAAGTCTGGCGGGGTGACAGCGTGCGGGCTGTTGCCAAGCTGGGATTGATGACCGAGCCTGAATGGACGCCGGAAGATATTGACAACGCAAAGCCGGGGCATATCTACTGGATATCAGAATGTATTGCTGACTGGATTGCGGAGGCGTTGAATATTGACCCTTTATCCTGATAGCGGCTGCGGATTATGCTGCGGGCGATATTGCCGAGATACCGCCCCTTCTGGAGCTGGGTTTTCAATGCGAACAATACCAGGCGCTGCCGTTATCAGGCGGGCTTTTGGACCAGCCAGCGGGCCTGATGAAGAAGATCCGCATGGTGCTGAATGTTCACCGTGCCGTCAAAGCGTACCTGCGGGATGGATCGAAGGCAGGCGAGATGGCGAAATGGCGTTCTGAGAATGAGGATGCGTGGCATATCGTGTCAGAGATAAACGAACTGCGAGAAAAATATGGCTGATGCAAGATTACGAATAGTGATTGACGCCTTGAATAAGGCGGGCGATGACCTGAACAAACTGAAAAAAGATATTGACGGTGTGGACGATTCCGCAAAGAAGGCGGAAGGTTCTACCGGCAAGTTCGGGGGCAGCCTCAAGTCTATTCTGGGAACAGCGACAATGGTTGCCGCTGGTGTTGCCGCAGTCGGTATGGCTTTGAAGCAGGTGTACGAAACCGCCCGTGAAGGTGCGGACTTGCTTTATGTCGAGGATCGCTTTGACAATCTGACCGATTCTATTGGATCAACTTCTGATGTGCTGATGAACGACCTGCGAGAGGCTACCAGGGGATTGAAATCAGACGCCGAACTGATGGCGAGCGCAACAGACTTTATGTCGCTTGGCTTGGCAAAGTCGCACGATGAGGTTGTGCGCTTGACGAGCGTGGCTGGTGCGCTGGGTATGAACATGAACCAGCTTGTGCTTACCCTTACCAACCAGACCACCATGCGCTTTGATGCGCTGGGCGTGGCAGTTGACGGGTTTGATGAAAAGGTGAAAGCGTTAGAGGAATCCGGTCTATCTGCACAGGACGCCTTTACAGAAGCCTTTTTACAGCAAGCCGAAGAGCAGATCGAGAAAGTCGGTCATGCCGCCGACAGCGCAGCAGGATCGTTTGACCGCATGGAAGCCAGCTTCGCCAACATGTCGGATAGTTACAAGAAACGCCTTGCCGAAGATATGGCGCCAGCGTTAGAAAAGTATGCTGATTATCTTGACACAGTTGTCGGTTTTCACAATGAGATGGACAGCGCCTTAGAGCGCAACATTATTACCGAAGAAGAATACAAAGATGCCCTTGACGATGCCAGACACAGCGCAAACAGTAAAGGCGAAACGCTTGAGTGGGTAAGGGAAAGAGTCATCGAATACGATGCGGCTATTGATACCACCGCAGAAGATATGATCGAATATTATATCAACACAAAAGACGCTGCAGCCGCTACCGAAGAATTAGGTCAAGTCACCATTGACGCCAGCCTTGCGATGACGAAATACACCGAAGCTTTACTATTCAAGCTCGCAAGCGAAGGACTGGATGCTGAGGCGGCTTTATCACTGGCCGAGGCGATGGGGCTTGTCGACGAGAATACGATGTATGCTGCAAGCCAGATGAACACCCTGCGAGAACGATTTGACGCTGGATTGATATCGGCAGAACAATACGAAGCGGCTGTTGTGGCGCTTGGTGAAGAAATCGAGGGATTGCAGGATAAGACCGTAACCGTTGATATCAAGTTGATTGATCCGAAGAATGTGCGCAACTGGGAATTGCGAGATCAGCACGCAACCTACACGGTCAATACCGTCAGAACGGGCGATTCGTTTGAGCAGCAACGCCCGACAGGTGGACCAGTC